GGCGTCTCCGCCATGGTCGACGAACTCGCAGAGCGCGGAATCTACACGGCGGAGCGCGCCGGCCCAGTGGTCGCTGTCAGTCAAGGTTTCCGACTGTCATCGGCCGTCTGGGGCATGGAGCGCAAGCTCAAGGATGGCACTCTGTGGCATGCCGGGCAGGCCTTGATGGCCTGGTGCGTCGGCAACGCCAAGGCCGAGCAAAAGGGCAACGCCGTCCTGATCACGAAGCAGACAGCGGGCAAGGCGAAGATCGATCCGCTGATCGCCAGCTTCAATGCTTTCTCCCTCATGGCCCGCAACCCCGAACCGGTGCGCGAGCCCGAATATCAAATGATCTTCGCCTGAAGGAACCATCCCATGAACAGAGCCTATTCTGTCTTGACCGTGAAAGCGGTCGAGGATGACCAGCGTGTCATCACCGGCATCGCCACCACACCCGCCGTCGACCGGGAAGGCGACATCATCGAACCCATGGGCGTTCGGTTCACGAACCCGCTGTCATTGCTTCACCAGCACAACAGCAAGTTGCCGGTCGGAACGGTCAAGTTCAATGCTCCGACCAAGGACGGCATCACCTTCGAGGCGCGCCTGCCGATCATTGCAGAGCCCGGCACCCTCAAGGATCGGGTGGATACGGCCTGGGGCGAGGTGAAGAACGGTCTCGTTCGCGGTGTCTCGATCGGGTTCCGGCCGATCGAATACAGCTTTATCGAGAACGGTGGCATCCGCTTCACCGAGATCGAAGTCTTCGAATTGTCGCTGGTCACCATACCCGCCCAGGCGGATGCCGTGATCTCGACCATCAAGTCGATCGACGCCCCTCTGCTCGCCGCGGCTGGCAAACAGCAGAGCGCCTCCGATCGGCCTGCCCCTCCCGGCGTCCCGGGATCAAAACCATTCATCAACAACCGATCGACGCCCAAGGAGGGCGGTTCCATGCCCAAGACCATTCTTGAACAGATCAAGGCCTTCGAGGCCTCGCGCCAGGCGAAGGCCGCGCGAATGACCGAAATCATGGCCGGCGCCGCCGATGAAGGCGTGACGCTCAATGCCGAGCAGACCGAAGAATATGACGGCCTCGACACCGAAGTGAAGTCGATCGACTCGCACCTCAAGCGCCTCGATGCGCTGGAAAAGGCCAACAAGGCTGCTGCCAGGCCGGTCGACAATGTGAACAGCCAGGAGAGCGGCAGTCAGGCGCGCGGCGGCGTGGTGATCTCGATCAAGTCTAACCTGCCGAAGGGGACCGCCTTCACCCGCTACGCCATGGCGCTTGGTCGCTCGAAGGGCAACCTCATGCAGGCCGTCGAGATTGCCAAGGGCTGGCATGACTCGACGCCTGAAGTTGAAACTGTGCTGAAGGCGGCGGTTGCGGCCGGCACGACGACAGATCCGAGTTGGGCGGCGCCCCTGGTCGAATATCAGGTCATGGCCTCCGAATTCGCGGAATTGCTCCGGCCCGCCACCGTCATCGGGCGAATTCAGGGGCTTCGTCGCGTACCCTTCAACATCAAGATCCCTCGGCAGACCGGCGGCTCGACGATCGGATGGGTGGGCCAGGGTGCTCCCAAGCCGGTTAGCAAGCTTTCCTTCGACCAGGTCAGCCTCGGCATGGCGAAGACTGCGGGCATCGTCGTGATGTCGGACGAACTAGTGCGTTCCAGCAATCCTTCGGCGGAGGCGATTGTCAGGCAGGACATGATCGACCAGACGGCGCAGTTCCTCGACGCCCAGTTCGTCGATCCGAGCGTCGCGGCCGTTGCCGATGTCTCTCCGGCCTCGGTGACGAATGGCGTGGTGCCGGTCGTGGCGAGCGGCGTCGATGCCGATGCGCTGCGCGCCGATGCCAAGGCCTTGTTCGGGAAGTTCATTGCCGTGAACATGTCTCTGGCCACGGCAGTGTGGATCATGACCGAGACCCAGGCGTTGAGCATCTCGCTCATGACCAATCCCCTCGGCCAGCCGGAATTCCCCGGCATGGTGGTCAATGGGGTGAGTGGCGGCACCTTCCTGGGCCTTCCAGTGATCCTGTCCGAGAATATCCCGGCCAATCCCGGGGCTGGTGATCCTCTCGCCGGCATGGGCAATCGTATCCTGCTGGCCAAGGCCAGCGAGATCCTCTTGGCGGACGATGGCGAGGTTGTTCTCGACGCCAGCCGCGAAGCGTCCCTGCAGATGGACAGCGCGCCGACGAACCCGCCGACTGCGGCGACCGTGCTGGTTTCGCTGTGGCAGATGAACCTCGTCGCACTTCGCGCCGAGCGCTTCATCAACTGGTCGAAGCGCCGCGCCGGCGCTGTCCAGTACATCGACAGCGCCCGTTACGGCGACGCTGCCTGAGCACCCACGGTGCTTTCATCCAGAACGGGCGCTCCTCTCGCGAGGGGCGCCTTTTTTAAGGCGAGGTGACCATGTCCAGGGTTGAAATGATCGCGACCAAGGCAATGCGCTATGGGCATAAGCCGCTCGCGGCTGGCCAGCATTTTCTGGCTCGCGCCAGGGATGTCCGCCTGCTCAAGGCGATCAACAAGGCAGTCTTGCCGACGGCCCAGCCCCTGAGCAAAGAGGAAGCGGCCGCCACGCCGCCCCGTGCGCGCTCGCGCGGCAAGGCTTGACCCAGATGCGCCTTCTCGGCCTCTCGATCACCCGCCAGAAGGCGGCCGGCACGCTCCAGCCCGTCGACAATCGCGGCGGCTGGTGGGGCATTATCCGCGAGAGCTTCGCGGGGGCATGGCAGCGCAATGTCGAGGTGAAACTCGACACGGTGCTGACATACAGTTCCGTCTTCCGGTGCGTCTCGATGATTTCTTCCGACATCGCCAAGATGCACCTTCGCCTGGTCGAACGGCAGGGCAATGGCATCTGGTCGGAAGTCACGGCGCCGGCCTTTTCGCCGGTCCTTCGCAAGCCGAACCGCTACCAGAACCGCATCCAGTTCATGACGAGCTGGGTCGAGTCGAAGCTTATCGACGGCAACGCCTATATCCTGAAGGAGCGCGACGGGCGCGGTGTCGTCACCAGCCTTTATGTGCTTGATCCCAAGCGGGTGAAGCCGCTCGTGGCGCCTGACGGAGCGGTGTATTACCAGCTCAACCGGGACGATCTTGCTGGCATCGGCGATGGTGCGCCGGCCGTCCCCGCCAGCGAGATTATCCATGATCGCTGGAACACCATCTATCATCCGCTGGTGGGAACCTCCCCGATCTATGCCTGTGGCCTCGCCGCGGTGCAGGGCATACGCATCCAGAGCAATTCCGCTCAGTTCTTCGGGAACGGATCGAACCCCGGTGGCATCCTCACGGCGCCAGGCGCGATCACGAAGGAGACGGCGGACCGCCTCAAGGCACATTGGGACCAGAACTATACCGGATCCAATGTCGGCAAGGTGGCGGTTCTCGGCGATGGTCTGAAATACGAGCCCATGGCCGTGCACGCGGTTGACGCTCAGCTCATCGAACAGCTGAAATGGACTGCAGAGACCGTATGCTCCGTCTTCGGGGTGCCCTCCTACAAGATCGGCGTCGGCGCGGCGCCCGCCTACAACAACATCGAGGCGCTCGACGCTCAATATTATGCCCAATGCCTCCAGATCCACATCGAGAGCATCGAGCTTTGCCTCGACGAAGGCCTTGCGCTGCCTGCGAACTACGGAACCGAGTTCGACCTTGATGATCTCCTGCGCATGGATATGGCGACGCAGGTCAAGACGCTCTCAGATGGTGTACTCGGCGGATTGATCATGCCAGATGAAGCGCGGCGTAAGCTCGGCTTCAAGCCCGTTCCAGGCGGAAACGCGGTCTATCTGCAGCAGCAGAATTACTCATTGGCGGCACTCGCCAAGCGCGATGCTCGCGATGATCCCTTCGGCGGGCGGTCTGCCGATCCTCCGCCCACCGCTCCCGTGAACGACAATCTATCCCAGGAGGCCGGCAAGGCTCTCCACGTCCTCCGAATGGAGCTTCCTTATGTTCGACGGTAAGGCTTTCGCAGCGGAGATCGTCGAGATCGTCAAGGGTTATGTCGGCGAGGCTGTCGCGAAGCTGGCGGCGCGTCTGGATGCTGTGGAGGCGCGCGAGGCGCTGCCTGGTCGCGATGGCGAGCCTGGCCGGGATGGGATCGATGGCAAGGACGGTGCCCCCGGAAGCGATGGCCGGGACGGGGTCGACGGTATTGATGGTGCCAACGGCACGGATGGCCGCGATGGCGAGCCTGGCCGTCAGGGCGAGCCCGGCCGGGATGGGATCGATGGCAAGGACGGTGCCCCCGGAAGTAATGGCCGGGACGGTGTCGACGGTAAAGACGGCGACAAGGGCGAGCCCGGCCGGGATGGGGCCGATGGCAAGGATGGTGTTCCCGGAAGCGATGGCCGGAACGGTGTCGATGGTAAGGACGGCATCGGCCTTGCCGGCGCCGTCATCGATCGGGCGGGCAATCTGGTCGTGACATTGACGGATGGGAGCATCCGCGAACTCGGCAAAATCGTAGGCAAGGATGGTGCGCCCGGCACGGATGGAGCCGACGGACGTGATGGCCGCGACGGAGCCGATGGCGTGAACGGCCAGGACGGCCTGGGCTTCGATGATCTCACGATTGAGTATGACGGCGAGCGATCGTTCAGCTTCGTCATGGCGCGCGGGGAGATGGTCAAGCGGTACTCCTTCACCATGCCTGTGATCATCGATCGCGGCGTCTACCGTGAAGGCGCCGGCTATGTGCGCGGCGATGCTGTGACCTGGGGTGGATCACTCTGGATTGCCCAACAGGATACCAACGCCAAGCCCGACACGGGAGCGGAGTGGCGCCTTTCAGCCAAGCGAGGCCGGGATGGCAAGGATGGCAAGGAAGGCCAGCGCGGTTTGACGGGCGAGCCTGGCCGGCCCGGCCGGGATTTGACGCAGCTTGGCCAGGACGGAGCAAAATGGTGACCCAGCTCGTGACGCTCGATGCCGTCAAACGGCATCTCCATATCGACGCCAACGATGACGATGCCAATCTGGCGGAGAAGATCGAGCAAATGTCCGAGGCTGTCCTGGGCTACGCCAACCAGGCCTCAGGCTGGGCCGATCCCGCTTCGACGCCTCTTGATGCGCAGCTTGCCGTAATCCTCGCAGTCGAGGCGGTTTACGCTCCGGCCGGCAAGGGGGAGGGCCGTGACTTTCAGTTCATCGGTCATTTGCCGAAATGCGCGACCGATCTCCTCTACCGCTATCGCGACCCTGTACTGGCCTGACCATGTTGCCGAGCAATCTCTATCGTCAGAACAGGGTGAGGATCGAGCGCCAGGCGTCCCTGGATGATGGCTATGGCAACACAGTCGATTCGTGGGAAGTGCCGCTGATCGTCACCACGCGTTGGGCCGCGTATCGTCCGCAATTCGGTCGGGAGGCTGTCGAGGCAGGGCGCCTTGAGGCGACCGCGCGCGGCGTGCTCACCCTGAAACGGGATGGGGAAACCCTGGGCATCACGGCTTCCGACCGCGTCGTCTTCACCTTCGGCGCCCAATCCGGAATGATCTGTCAAATTCGTTCGATCAACCTCACACCCGACAATCGGGAGATCGAATTCGTCCTCGAGGCGGGTGTTGCCACCTGATGCCGCGCGTCACCTTCGCCCGGGACTTCGATCATCGCCCCAAGCCGCGCGTCTGCATCGCCTACAAGGCGGGCATGACGCTGCTGGTTCCCCGTTCCCATGCTGCCGCC